TTAGCTTTACTTAAACAATAGGCAGTTGCTTGCCCTAAAAAACTGGTAAGGGCTTGAGAGTACACAGTTGCATACGCTGTACCTGTGATACGCCCACTGGTGAACTCACGGTCAAGATGTAATCGTAAGGTTTGGAGTAGTACATCAAATACACCAGTCCCTGTTAGAGAACCTGTAGTAAGTTCCGCAATGTTTAACGTGGTATCAACTGCGGTATTCTCAATAGTGACGGTCATGTACTACTCCAAGTTATTTACTCAATGCTGTTACGGGCTTGCTGTGCTTTGGCTAAGTTCTTCAGTTCTTGTTCAGTTAACTGTGGCAACTCAGCAATGGCATACGCTGTTACTAACCGAGACTCGGCACCCGATTCACGGGTAGCTGGAATGGTCATACGGAACTTACGATTACGAATTTCATCAAGTAATACGGCTTCAATATGTGTTGGTACACCGTAAGGAATAAAGCGTTTTACTTTGAGTACACGGTTACTAATCTCAAAGAACTCACCACGATAATCACGCTTCAATACATCCATTGGGGTAATCGTTACACGTAGTAAACGTGTCGCTTGTTTACGCATTTCAGCAATGGGGTTGACTGGTCTAACAGGTACTTCCACTACTTCATCATCAACTGCTAAGGCTTCATTGATACGTTGTTGTAATGTCGTTGCAGAGATATTGCCGTTGTACTTCAAGCCCATCTCATCTGCTTGTGCTTTCAATTCTTCTAAACTTTTCATGCTAAATATCCTAGAGTAAGGAGGCACTACACTTACCTACGCAAGTAAGTAAGTGTAGGACAAGTAGATAATTACATCTTACCTACGGTTTTGATTAACGCTAAACGCTCACCACGCAACAACAAGAAACCGTACCACCACTCGATAGACATAAAGCCTTTCTTACCGAATGGGTTATCCAAGCTGTAAAGCTCATCAGGTTTCATGTTCTTGGTTTTGAACTTGTTGGATTTACCATCAGTGTTGAAACCAATAGTAGTGAAGGACTCTTCACCAACAACCAAGATTGGGAACACATCCAACATACCGTTCGTATCATAGAACGTACCAGAAGTGCTGTAACCACCTTGACCAGAGAAGCGAACCATATCAGGCACAATGATGAAACGGAAGTCACCAATACGACCACGCTCACCTGTCAACACAGTAGTACCAGCAGCGTAGGCTTCTACAGGGATGAACGCAGGGTTACCATGCAAGTCTTCCATTGCTTCCAATGTAGGAATCAACTCAGAGCCAATGTACGCTACACGGCAAGCAGGGATAACTTTAGTATCAACTAAGCGAGTGCCTGTGATAATAGTTGTCTGTTTAGGGCAACGGTTGTTATCCAAGTCAATGCTTAACTGCATGAGGTCACGATAGGTCAACTCATCGTTCTCATTCAATGTGTAGTTGTTAGTAGCGTTACCTGTGTAACGCACAACACCAGCATTGTTGATTAAGTCAATCTGCAAAGCATCTTCGGTAATCTTCATTGCCGCATTCATTAGCTCACGGTTAGTGTGCATTAACAAATCAGCATCAGTATCGAAGTTTAACGAATCAGCAGTATAACTAGCATGGAAACCAAAGTTTTCCATTGTGCCAGTTAAGTCGATACGGGTCATACCAACACCGTTCACTTTACCCGCATTTTCATGGATTAAAGGAATCTTGTTGGGAATCAAACCAATATCTTTACTGGAACCGTACAAGTTACCAGAGCGTCGAATCTTAACAGAACCACCAACAATCTTAGCTGCTGCTGTCGCTGCGGCTTCAGTGGTGTAGTGGATGTTCAACGAGTCACAGGTAATCACGTCTTCAAGAACAGTGAAAGTACCACCAACAATGGCTGTGTTAAGCACAGTAGCCATCTGAGCATTGGTTTTAGAAGTACCTGCGGTAGCATCACCACCAACTGCAACAGCACCAGTCATCAACTTCCAACGAGAAGTGTTGGCTACACCGTTAGCACAGTAAACGTAATCACCAGCAGCATAAGCACGTTTAGTAGTCACAGCACCAGCAGCTTCTTGGTCTTTTGGATTACCAATTAAACTAGGAATAGCGAGTGTGTACTCAGTAGTAGCGATAACTGCACCAGCAGCATCAATACCTTGATCGTTGATGTTGGAGTCATCAAGGATAGGTAAGTAGTGGAAACGCTTAATTTCTTTACCCATGTTCTTAGGCATAGAGGTAACGTCAGCTAACTGACCGAAGAACATCTCACGACGAGCTTCAATAAGGGCTTTACGCTCATAAGCATGAGTCGTGATTTGCACACCAACTGAAGAAGGAGAACTGTCAGTAGGAGCATTATATTGCTGTGTCATAACTTAGACCTCGTTAGAGACCTGCTTGGGCGAGGTGTTTCATAAACTCCTCATCACTCATAGCAGGTAAATTAGTTGTAGAAGGCTTCGATTCAACTTTGGTTTGACGAGGAGGAGCTGCCTGTCTACGTTGCTCTGCCAACTTCTGTTGTTGCACATTAGGTTGGGGCGTAGTGACAGGAGGAATAACAACAGGAGCCTGTACAGTCGAAGGTGTCTGAGGTTGTGCAGCTTGTAATCTGCGTTCAATCTCAGCGTAAGCTTGAATATCTGTCATGCCTTCTAAACGTCCCAAAGCTCGCTCGTACTGCATGACACTATCAATCTTAGCAAATGTACCATTTGCCACTTGAGCATCAAGAACACGAAGTAACTGTGGATGTTGGGCTACGGTTTCACGACTACTGACATCCCATTGTTGACCTACTACTGCAATGGTTTGACTGAATGATGCAGAGTTAGCTTGAAGGTCATCAAGGGTACTCTGTAGTGCATCGTCAACTTCATTAACAACAGGAGCCACAGGAGCGTAGTCTTTACCCTGCTCAACATCGAAACCATACAGGTCAACTTCACTGTCTTTCAACAGCTTGGCAATCGCTTCAGGTTTCTTGTTCTTCAGGTCAATCAAGTAAGCTAAGTCATCTTCACTTAACTTATTTTCTTCAAGTAACTTACCAATCCGACGTAGGGGTTTAATCTCCGTCATCTTTTTAACGTAATCAGTTCCCTTCTGCATAAGCGAGATAGCATCATTAGGGTCAAGTACTTGGAAGTCTTTACCATTGGCCTTAAACGGCTTAGTAATAGTCTTGAAGAACTCTTCGTAATCTACCTGAGCTTGCGTCTGCGTTTCAGGTTGAGTATCTGCTGAGGCACTTTCAGTAGTGGTTTCAGCAGCAGGAGCAGTTGCTTCAGCTTCGGGTACAGGTACTACTTCACCCGCAGGAGTTTCAGTGTTTGGCACAGGAGCAACTGTCTCTGCACTATTAACACTGTTTAAAAAATCCTCGTCAGACATTGCAGCATGGTCAATGCTGTTATCTTGTTCTGGGATTTCCACTGACATAATTAATCCTCATCGTTGTTAGATAAAAAGACATTAGCTTCTCTAATACTCTGAGCAGCTTCCGTACCCTTTACAGTTAGTTGCTGTAAATAGTTTTGGACATAACTAATCGCGTCTAACTCACGTACCACTTCATCGTATTCAGGACTTGGTTTGCTAAGGGTTGCTAATTTTAAAACCAATGAATGAACCTGTTGGGTAAACAGGTTAGTCTCAAACACCAGCTTAAAAGGTGCAGTTAGTTTCAACTGCACTATTGCATCACCTAGAGCCACTTCCTGACGGTGCTGTGCCAGTAAGTTATTTACGTCTATATCAGTCATGCTTATACACTTACTTATTTAAGTAAGTAAATTAAATAGTAATTTAACTAACCTGTCTAGTGCTTTGATTACCGCCAAGCTGTGCACCTGCCATCATCTTAAGCAATTCAGAGTTATGCTGGGTCTTTTGTGCATCCTTAGCTAAACTCCCTTTAACCTGCTCTCGTTCAATTGCACCTTGATTAGCTAAGGTCTGTTTATCCAATTCACGTAGATGACTCTCACCTGTTTGGTTCTGTACAAAGTTCTGAGACTTCAAATCAGCCTCGCCTTGTAAGTTCTCTGCGCGAGCTTGTTCAACACCCACCTTAGCACCTTGTACTTGAGACTTAGCTGCTGCCTCTTGTGCCTGTGCATTAAGCAATGCAATCTCAGCTTGTAACTTAGCCATCTCCAACTGTTGAATCTGTTCTTGCATTGGGTCAGGCGGAGCTTGGTAGTTCTCAATACGATTAGCCAAGTCAGGCATCTTACGTAGCCTTGCAATCTCAGACAGGATAACTTGAGCCAAACCAAGTCCCATCGTATTGCCCATCGTCTGTAGCATGAAGCTCAGTTCTTTGGCTTTGCTGTCATCTGACTCTGCGGTAGAGATAGAGAGGTTTAAATCATAATCCCCTGCCAAGTCATCAGTACGTACTGGAACAAACTCACCATTGGTTAAACGNACTACTTCTTCCTCTGTTAGCCACGCTGCATTCATGGATAACATCTTACGGCCNATAGTTAATAAGCCATGTGCAATACGTCTAAGAATACTCATCTCACGCTTACTGACGGCATCCATTGCTGAACGTACACCAGTAGCATTCTCACCTAAACCAGCACCAGTAATACCCTGTCCTGAGAATCCTTTGATACCTGATAAGGATTCAGCATCATTGTTGACATGGTTAATTAACCACAACGCTGACTGAGGAATCTCAGGAAACTTGTGCATGAAAATAGCATTGGGATTACTTGAAGGGTTGTACTCGTAATCCAAACCTTTACGGTATTTAATTAAGTTAGTGGCATCCAATAAACCTTTAGGAATACCTGTCTGCGAGTTAGCAGACTTACCTAATAAATCAATAACACCACGAGTTACGGCACCAAGAATCTTCTGGTTATCCTCTAATAACTCACCATCAGGAATACCGTAGATAGAGTTATGTTCGGGGATATATGGAATGGCAACAAAGGGAATCTTCTTATCAGGGAATGGACTTTCTTCCATACGCACCAACGTATTACCAATCCATGAAGCCAAGATAGGTGTGAGTTCATCCTTGCCTTCAACATCACGATAACCGTGATACTCNTACACTGTCAGCTTCTTACGCGCTAAGTCAGAGAAGGTGAATGAACCCACATCACTGTAGTTATGGTTTGGAGACATTTGCTCTTGTAAACCTGAAGCCACTAGCTTGAGATTCTTATAACGACCATCTGCTTTCAAGTCTGCTAAACAGGATTCAAAACTATGAATAACAAACTTAGCTTTATCCATGTCCCCTTCACACGTAGGGTCAATCCTTACGTTACGGGTGTTACAAACTTCTAAGGTAGGTTTGTTAATCAGTGGTTTGGTTTCTTCAATGGTCTGAGTACCTGATTGTACTGCCATTACCATTTGCCCATACTGCATTGAAGCCTTCACACTGGCTTTAATGTTCTCAGGGATACTGGCCTCAAAGGTGTCAGGTTCAGTCTGGAACAGTTGCATAGCTTGCTGCATCTGCTCTTGCATCTCAGGGGGCATTATCTGATAAGACCACACTGGGACTTCACGGGTTACAGTAGTTTCTTCGTACTGCCAACCCACGCGCACAATCACTGTACCTTCGCGTACACAAGTACGAATAAGGCTATCAATGAATGGTACTTTGTTAATCTTGGTTTGGAACTGGTAATTAAGAATTAACTCATTCTGTTTGGCACGTTTAGTATCCTCGTGCGTAACAGGGTTAACCTTAAACAACTCAGGCGTAGAGAAGAATGGTTCACTCAATGAAGAGCATCTCCATTCATACTGCTTACGAATTAACTTAGGGTTAATACGTGACTGTGCTTTCTTCTCTTTGTTCTCAGCAATAGGCTGTACATCAAAGCTTTCTTCCCATCTATTAAGATTGGCAATCTGCTTTGCATGGAAACTTTCTGTCTGTTCAAAGTCCTTCTTTAAGTCCAAAAGAGTAGGGGCTTTAGTCCAGCCTGCTGGTTTAATATCTTCTACAATTTGTTGTTCCACGTTGCCCCCTACTTAAATAAAACCATGTTGTGTGAAATTGTCGGATTCAAGGTAATTACCTGTGTTAATCCCTTTGTTCTCTAAGAGTTGGCACTCTGTCTCATACCGTTGTAAGTAACTAACATCTAAGCTACTACGGTTAGAATCCAGTGCAATACCTACAGGGCTATAGAAGCGAGAGGCAACATAAGCTAATAAAGGAGGTAGGTAAGCATCAGGTAAGTCCACCTCAATATCCGTGTTACCGACGTACACTACTTTAACTGGACGTGCTACATACTCAATTACGTAAGTATCATCTTCGGGNGCTTCTGCAAANCGAAAGGTTTTAGGGNTAAGTAACATCACCCCATTGAAACCATCAAAGCGGATATTATTCCCTGCTGTTGAGGTCATG